TCGAACATGCTGTTCCAGAGTATACTGGAACAACTCCAAGGGTAAGTATAGCATTTGATTTATATCTCGATATGCCTCCATATTATAGTGTTGGCGAAAATATAATATCAGAAGAATTTTTCAATATAGAAGATGATTTACAGTCTAACGAAAGTGGTTGACGCAAGCCAGATCTGGTGCTATAATAGTATTATAAATTATTTAAGGATTGACTTATGAGTACATATGTACTAGTAGACACTGCAAATACATTCTTTCGTGCTAGACATGTAGTTCGTGGTGACCTTGACACTAAGGTAGGCATGGCACTACATATTACACTTAACAGCATTAAGAAGGCTTGGCAAGACTTTGATGCTGATCATGTTGTGTTTTGCTTAGAAGGTCGTAGTTGGCGTAAGGACTTTTACGAACCTTACAAACGTAATAGGCAAGTAGCACGTGATGCACTTACAGTAAAAGAAGCAGAAGAAGATACATTGTTTTGGGAGATCTTTGATGAGTTTAAGGACTTTGTTACAGACAAAACTAATTGTACTGTTATGCAACATCCGCAACTAGAAGCAGATGATCTTATTGCAGGCTGGGTACAAGCACATCCTAAAGACACACATGTAATCATTAGTACAGACGGTGACTTTGCACAACTAATTGCTCCTAACTGTAAACAATACAATGGTGTTAGTAATACAACTATCACTCATGAAGGCTATTTTACAGACAAAGGTGAACATGTTATTGATAAGAAAACTAAAGAGCCGAAGCCTGCACCTGTGCCTGCATTTATGTTATTTGAGAAATGTATGCGTGGTGACACTAGCGACAACGTGTTTAGTGCATATCCAGGTGTACGTAAGAAAGGTACTAAAAATAAAGTTGGACTACTAGAAGCATTTGCAGACAAAGACACAAAGGGCTACAACTGGAATAACATGATGCTACAACGTTGGACTGATCATGATGGTGTAGAGCATCGTGTGCTAGAAGATTATCAACGTAATGTTATATTGTGCGATCTCACTGCACAGCCTGATAACATTAGAACTATTATTAACGATACTATAGAAGAAGCAATGACCCCTAAAGAAGTACAACAAGTAGGTATGCGTCTTATGAAGTTCTGTGCTAAGTGGGATATGCAACGTATTGCAGATCAAGCACAGCTATATGCAACCCCTTTACAAGCGAGGTACCCTGTATGACAATAAAAGCAAATACTGTTTTAAAAAATAAATTTTGGATAGTAGAAGATGATGGTAAAAAAGTTGGAACACTAAGTTATAATGACGAACGATACCTATATTCGTGTAATAACGAAACTTGTTTCTTTGACAATACAAAGCAAATTAGTAAAAAATTAGGAACAATACACTGGGACGAGGATGTCCCAAAGACTATAACAACATCAGAAAAAATTGTACACGGTTATCCAACTAGTGTTACACCACATAATACAATGTATGATGTACAACGCAAACTACCTTTGTTTACAAAGTCTTTAAAATCAAATAGTTTGTATTGTGCAGGATATTATATTATTAAGTTTGATAAAGGATGGGTTAAAAGTTTTTGTCCTAAATTAGTTACTGTGGAAAGATATGGATATAAAGGACCGTTTAAAACAGATGTTGAAATGAGATCGGAGTTGTCAATTGCAAACCGTTGAGCCATTAAACACAATACCTTTACAACTTTTTATTCAACAGGTAAAGAGTGCTGAATCTAGTCAATCTAGAGAAATTAAAATAGATATTGCAACAGCCAAAAATTTAGCTTTTACATTAGGAATTGTAATGAGTAGATTAGAAGGCGACTTGGAAAAATTAGTATCACAAAGTAGCCAATCAGATGAAAAAATAGAAATAAATCTTGATGGCGGGTCTGGATGGAAGTAAGATCAATACGTATCGGCGGAGCACAAATTCCAGTAAGAGCAGATATACAAAAAAATATTATCACCATAAAAACTGCAATTGATTGGGCTTCTGAAAATAAAGTTGATTACTTAGTTACTCCTGAAGGAAGTCTTAGTGGGTATGTGCCATATTATAACTTTGAGGATGTACAAGCCGCCCTTACAGAAATAGAAAAATATTCCGCAGAGAAAAAAGTAGGTCTTTGTTTAGGAACAATGTGGCAAGAAGATGAATATTTTGGAAGAGTTAGAAGGAACCAAATACGTTTTTATAATAATGGTGAATTAATTGGTGTAACTAATAAAAGTCATATTATCGAACACGATGCATCATTACCTAATGACTTAGAAAAGGATGGCATTCGAATTCATTGGTTGACTACAGAAAAGTGTAATATACCAATAGTTGGATTAATATGTAATGATCTATGGGGACACAGTTGGTTAGGTGGAAAATGTATTATAAATGAAGCACAAAAAACGGGCGGCGTAGGTCTCTTTATACATAGTACAAACGGCAATAGAGGTAACGATGAAGATGAATACTTCGAAAGGTGGCACGATGCACATTTTAGATTATTGTCTAGAGCTTCACAAATTCCTATCTTTACTGTAGATAATAGCATACATATGACTGGCGAAGAATATCATGGCAAAACTAGTAGTGAAAGTGGAGTAATAATAAACGGAGAATGGGTAACAAATGTTCCTCGAACAGGTACACAATATTTTTACTATGACTTTGCTGGAGGATATATAGGTACTTAACTTCTAAAAGAGATAAATATATGCGTAGTTAATAAGAGGATACGCATATGAGCAGACCAAAACCCACAGTGATATTGGAGCATATTAATAACGATAATTATAAGTCAGATCAAGTGTTAGAAGCTGAAGCTATTTGGGCAGTTTTTTATAAAGATAAACCTTTTAATTTAAAAAGTGCAAACATGCTGACTAACTACCCAGGTCCGAAATACAAGAAAGTTTCTTTTTCCAACCCAGGCCATGCACATAATCTAGCTAAAAAACTAAACGATATGTTTTCAAGTGAAGAGTTTGCTGTTTATAGATTAACAGACGGCGAAGTAGTTATTGAAGAATGAACTGGAAAGAAGCATATACTAAGATCTTTTTAAAAGAACAAGGTAAAAGTGCAAACGAATTGACAATAAAAGAGTTCATGCCACTATGGTGGAAGAACACTAGAAACAAAGGAGCAAGCGGTTTACGATTAACAGATCTAGGATTTGAAGTAGTTAATGAAATAGACTTAGCAACATACGATGTTCCTTATCCAAAAGATATGCCATTAACTACCCAAGTAATTATATTCCTAGATAAATTTATAGATTGTCCATATTACATTAGTCCTCGATCTATTATAGTTACTAATGAAAAGAAAGCAGTCGAACTAACTCTTTTTTCGGGAGATTTAAGAAAATATGGACTTACTAAAGCAATGTCAAGATCAACAGAGAAAGGTGAATAATGTGGTTTCAAGGACAAGTAGAACTTCCCGTCTATAACGAATATAAAAATTTAGCATACGAAAAACGTTCAGCATACGAATATGATATAACAGATTGGAAAAGACAAGGTTATACTCATACTAGTTTTACTGGTGCAATGCATGTAGTAAAAGAAAACTATATCTGGCTTAACAAAATAGCAGAAAAAATTGGCTTGTCAAATTGTGGATTTACATTTTATAAAATGTCTACAGGTGATATAATGCCAAGACACACAGATCATTTTAATACTTACCAAAAAATATTTAATGTAGAAAAATCCAAAGTATGGAGAGCTGTAGTTGTGCTTCAAGATTGGGAGCCTGGACATTATTTTGATATCGAGCATCGTGCTATTGTAAATTACAAACGCGGAGAATTTGTTTTATTTGACGCTTTTTGTGAACATTCTGCAGCTAATCTTGGTCTTAAAGACCGTTATACATTACAAATTACAGGACAACTACCAAGCTTGGAGGCTATATAATGCATACTATAGAACTCTTTGGTATTCCTATTTATAGAAAAATGCTAGAAGGCTCTGGATTAGATATAGTCCAGAAAGAATTATTTGAGGCTTGTGATAGTGTAAAGTTTGCACAAAATAGACACTGGACTAGTAATACACATGAACTAAGTGAAAATCCGTTTAATGAATGTATTCTTACTAAAAATGAGTGTAATAATTTTTTACGACATTTAGACTTTTGTATCAAGCAATATCTTAATACACTTCCTAATTCAGAAGTTTCAAACAATTTAAGTAAACATCCTAATTATAGAATTACTGCAAGTTGGTTCACTAAAACTAAAAAAGGACAACATGCCCATCTTCATTCCCATGGTGATGCTGATATAGCTGGCGTGTATTATGTACAATCAAATAATCAAGATGGTGAACTTAGTTTACGCAATCCTAATGTAATGTTGCAGAGTAATTATGTAATGTCAATGATAAATCCAGATAAACTTATTATGCCAGAAGTAGGTGCATTATATCTTTGGCCAGGAATGATAGAACATCAAACTGCTACTAATAAAACTGATCACGAACGAATAAGCCTTAGCTTTAACATAAGATTTAATTCATTTATGGATCAAGAATAATGTATTACGAATATATTGAAACTGATTTTTCTACAAATATCTGTAATAAAATAAAAAATACTCCTCTTGATAAATTTATATTACGAAACCCTGCATGGAGGAAACTAAGCCACAGTAGTACAATAAAAGAAATGGAAGCTATTGTCGGAGTACGCGATGCCAAAGAACTAATGCGGCGCAAGCTATTAATGCTTCGCAAGTTTCCAGATGCTACTAGACTAGAATTTAGTCAATACAGTTTACCAGATGATCTAGCAGATGAACTGATAGATAGTCTACCTGAATTTTTAAAAGAACTTGGTAGAGACGAAATGGTTCCAATTCTACAAGTTAGCACAGGCGGAACTATGTTATATCCACACAAAGGACACTATCGAAAAGCAAGTATTTTTAAGCTACTACAAGGCGACCAAGAGACTACTACATGGTGGAAGAACACAGAAGACTTTAAAGTAGTAGACGAATATCGCATTCCTGATGTAACTAAGTTAGAAGTAGCAGATCAAGCACAATTAGTAGAAGATAAATGGTTAATTTT